GCCGGAACAGCCCGGCAAGACCGTCACGGAGGAAACGGAGACCGCTATGGCGGATGAACCGTCAAATGAGGCGGTCGGGGAAACGGCAATGCCGCAGAAGCGTGTCAGCAGCAAGCAGCGCAGACTGTCGCTGGAGGAGTACCGCACCACTTATCTCCAAGTCCCCAAGATTGTCAACCGTAAGCCCGTGTTCGTCAGCGAGGAGGTGCGTGACGAACTTGACAGGGTTGTCCGCTTCCTCGGAGGAAAGGGCATGAGCGCATCGGGGCTGATTGAAAACCTCGTCCGTCTGCACCTCGACACCTATCGGAATGACATCGAGCTGTGGCGCAGGCTCTGACGGGATTACGGTAGAATCGGTCAGGTCGGTGAATACACTTCATCGGCTTAACCGATACCCAAAGTGATTTATTACGCTCGGAAATCAATCCGACAGGCGGAGGATTTTTGTGTCCTCAAAGACACAGCAAGATATATTTTCAGTTACCCGAATAATTCTAAGTAACTGAAAATGCCTTCACCGCCGTGGGCAGAATTATCCTCCGCAGTCGGATAATTTCGGGGTTCCTTAATCAAAGATTAAACAATGGACAAGCCATAAAATTGAAAGAATAAGAAGCATGAAAAAGAAGAGCAAGTACGGGAGAAATCCCAAGTTGAACCCGAAGACGCACTGCGTGATGGTGCGCTTCGATGATGTGGAATGGAACAGGTTCCTGACAATGTACGAGGAATCGAACGTGTACGCGAAAGCCGTCTTTCTCAAGGCGCACTTCTTCGGGCAGAAGTTCAAGGTGCTGAAGGTGGACAAGACGCTGGTGGACTACTACACCAAGCTGTCGGATTTCCATGCCCAGTTCCGTGCCATCGGCACGAACTACAATCAGGTTGTCAAGGAACTGCGCATCCACTTCTCGGAGAAGAAGGCGATGGCGTTGCTCTACAAGCTGGAGAAGTGTACCATCGACCTTGTGAAACTGAGCCGGGAGATTGTGGAACTTTCAAGGGCGTTAGAGAAGTGTTACCAATCCAAATCGGACTGATATGGCATCGGTCAAGGTCAAGTTTCGCCCATCCACCATAGGCGGCAAGGAGGGCACACTCTACTATCAGGTGATTCACAACCGTGTGGTCAGGCAGATATATACCGACTATAAACTTTTCGCTTCGGAATGGGACTGCCATTCCGAAGCGGTCATCCTGCACCGTGTTCCAAATGAACAAGAGCGGAACAATCATTTGCTTTCGATAAGTTCACGTATCAGATGGGACAAAGATAGGTTGAACAAGATTATACAAGCCTTATCCCAATCCGGCACATTTGTGGCGGATGATATAGGCATGCGTTTTCAGGATAACAGACAGGAGCAATCGTTCAATGCCTACATCTGTCAGCAGATAGCAAGGCTGAAACGCTTGGGTAAGATACGCACATCGGAAACCTATACGGCGGCATTCCGAAGTTTCAACGGTTTTATGAATGACAAGGAGGTCTTGTTTAACCAGATTAGCGCTGACTTGATTGCGGAATATGAGGCTTATCTGAAAGGCAGAGGCAACTCACCCAATACAATATCGTTCTATATGCGCGTTCTGAAAGCGGTCTATAACCGTGCGGTGGAAGACGGGCTGACAGGGCAGCGGCATCCATTCAAATCTGTTTATACAGGAGTGGAAAAAACCTTGAAGCGAGCCATATCACTTAACGATCTTAAACGCATCAAAGGGCTGGACTTGTCGTTGAAGCCCAATCTTGACTTTGCCCGTGACATGTTCCTGTTCTGTTTCTACACAAGGGGAATGTCTTTCATAGATATGGCTTATCTGAGAAAGAAGGATTTGCAGAACGGTATCCTTTCCTACCGCAGACGAAAGACGGGGCAGCAACTTTTCATCAAATGGGAAAGATGTATGCAGGAGATTGTTGACAAATACCCGATAAATGAAACGGAATATCTTTTACCTATCATCACAAAAAGGAACAAGGATTATCGGAAGCAATACACCAACGAACTGCATAGGGTGAACCATCTGTTGAAGAAAATCGGAAAACAGTTGGACTTGTCGATACCCTTGACAATGTATGTCGGGCGGCACTCATGGGCAAGTATTGCCAAAAGCCGCAATGTACCTATCTCTGTCATCAGCGAAGGTATGGGGCATGATTCAGAGAACACCACGCAGATTTATCTTGCTTCGCTGGATACTTCTGTGGTGGACAGAGCTAATAAGAAGATATTGGATTTGCTGTAAAACCGTGAATGTTTTGCGAATCAGTCCAACGCTTGCCAAGAGACGGATATTATAATGCAAAGTTACGCAAAATAATGATTCTTAGCTCATAAAACGCTGAAAATCTAACCTATTGCCAAGTTTTTGTTTTGCAAAAAATACTGTATGTTTACCGAAATTCCACTTTAAAAATTCACAAACCACTCTGTTTCAACAAAATAATTCTTAGTAACCGTCTCTTGGCAAGAGATGAATAAGGAAATAATAAAATATCTGTAATAATGAGATTATTCGACATATTGAAAAGAAACGAACTTAACGCACCAGACTTAGACAAGTTAAATGTAATGTCACATAAGACCTTATATGCGACTTTCGGTGAACCTATGAGTATGTATGATGTAATCAGGCATTACTTATAAAGCATTGAATTTTCAACTCAAATAAGATTTCGTTATGAACTTGTCCATTTCAATTGATACATGGGTTTGCTTATGTAGCATTTTTATTGTTTTTATTTTCTGTTCCATTATTGTATTTAGATATAGAAATAGTGAGAAATTAGTGGCTAATCGCCGGATGGTGGAATTTTTTCCCTCTTTGGTTTCCACCCTTGGTGTATTGGGTACATTTTGGGGAATAACCAAAGGTTTGATGGCTTTCGACACCACAGACCTTGATCGCTCTATCCCTGATTTACTTGATGGCTTGAAAACAGCCTTCTTTACATCTTTGGCAGGTATGGTTGGTTCTATGATTCTATCTGCTTTTATTAGTAGGAAACAAGATGAAAAAGACGGAGGTGTTTCCGACATAAATCAAGCCGCTGGTGAAATAACCAAAGCGGTAAAAGCGATGAGCGATGCCAATACAGAAACGATACACTCTATTCAGAAACAACTGACAGAACAAGAGGCTGACCGCAAGGCTTTTTACCGAACAGTTGGTGAGGTAATGTCTAAGATGTCGGAAACACAAAAAACTATGACCTCCGCCATTGACTCGTTGGTTGTTTTACAACGTAGCCAAGAGAACACTCTTGCTGATATAAAGGAAGTAAACTCTTCTATGCTTGTTTCATTTGGGAACCTTGAAGAAGCCACGAATGAACAAACTGTGTCTATTAATTCTGTATTGAAATATACACAAGAAGTTAGCGAGTATACGCATCATCTTGGAGAAATCCTTGATGTAATCTCTGGTATAAGTGGTACAGAAGACGAAATTAATGAAAAGGTTGGAAAACTAAAGGAAATAATACACGGCGAGGTCATTGAGATAGAAGATAATATGACCAAAACAAATGAGTTATTAGAAAGGAAATTCAATGAATTCACCGAACTCCTCAAGAAGAGTAATACCGAAGCTCTTGTCGATGTAATGAAAAAAGTGACCGAAGAATTTCAAAAACAAATGAACGCGCTTATTAACAAACTCATTCAAGAAAATTTTGACCAGCTTAATAAATCAGTGGAGAAACTCAATCTTTGGCAACAGGAGAATAAAGAAATGATAACCTCGCTTACTCGTCAGTACAAAGATATGTCTGATAATTTCGAGGCTACTTCTTCTTCACTTATCCGCGTAAAGGATGATACGTCTATTCTTGTTAGTGAAGGTGGTAAATTACACCAGCTTGTTGATGCGCTTAACCAAGTTATTATTGAGGACAAGAGGTTCATTGAAGTCACCAAGGAACTGCATGAAACTGCCAATCTTTCCAAATCTAATATGGAATCGTTTAACGAATCTACTCAAAAACTTAACGAATGGGTACGCAAACAACGTAATTTCGTGGATGGAGTACAACTTCTCATTGCGAAACTTGAAGAACTTAACAAAATACGTGATTATGGGGAACAATTTTGGCAAGGCACAAAAGATAAAATGGAAGAAGGAGTTGGTATCATAACAAAGGGGTCACAAACACTCAATTCGCAGCTTACTTCGCTTGACCGTCAATTCTATGGTCGCCTAAGTGCTACTCTTGCCGAACTTGATAACTGTATTACTAAGATGGTAGAACAAATAGGTAAACGCAGATAGATATGGCTAAAACGAATGTATGGTTGTCAGTTTCAGACCTTATGACAGGATTGATGGTGATTTTTCTTTTTGTTGCAATCGCCTACATTAGCCGTGTACAAAAGAATCAATCCGTCCTTACTGATTATGTGGAAACCAAGAATGAGTTGCACAATAAACTTGTTAAAGAGTTTGAAGGTGACACTCTCAAATGGCAAATGACAATAGGCAAGGACCTTACTATGAAATTTAAAGAACCGACAGTTCTTTTTGCTACAGGGTCATCAGAATTGACACCTCGTTTCAAGGAAATTCTAGAAGAGTTTTTACCCCGCTATTTCAATATTCTGTTAAATGATAGTTTACGTTCTAATATCCAAGAAATTCGTATTGAGGGACATACAGATGATGTACCGATGCCAAGTCGACATCCAGACCCCTATATAGCCAATGCCATGCTTTCCCAAGATAGAGCATTGGCGGTGGTTAAATACTTTCGCTCTATGTCACAGTTTGAAATGTATTCGGATAAACAGAAACAATTACTTGAATATTGGTTTACTGCCAATGGGCTTTCTTATGGAAAAGCTCTTGATGCAGATGGAGATTTTATTATTTGTTCTGGTAAACCTATAGACCGTACTTCTTCACGACGTGTGGAGTTTCGAATAGTTACTTCCGGTGATGAAATTCTTGAGAATTTTGTAAAAGAGAATACCAAATGAGCTTCGATTTTGACATAGACGCAGAGGAAGATTGGTTCTTCAATACTGACCCGATTTGTGACTTTCCTAATTTTAAGAAAAGCCTTACTGATATGGGAATACAGATTGGAACTGCTGGTGCTTGGCGTTCAGTCGGTACAGTTGATGTACTGCCTGAAGACATCGGTGAGCGCATTCTCTTTGAAGATGGTGGAATTTTTTATATTGATGATGAAGGAGTTAAACGCCGTGGTTTTATGTATAAGGCTCGTTTCTATTTTGAATGGCAGGGACATGTCAGCCAACCTAAGTTTCACGTTTGTAAATGCACAGCTATCGAAAACTTTGGACGGGAAGCTTACCGTTTTGCCAATGCAGAACCAATAAAAGTGTATTCTCGAAATGCTCATAAAGAAGTGGAAGTTGAGGGAATGGAACTATGTGGTTACTGCAAGCGTTTGTTGATGGATGAAGAAGCAATGCGAGTGAATGATTCCACCGATTTTGTAGAAATTCTAAAAGAAGCAGGGGATGTAGAAGAACCTGCTGAGTACGATGTAGATATTTTTGGTTATGTTAAAAATTGGGAAGAAATATCTCTCAACTATCGCACCAAAAAGAGTTTTACTTGTGAACGCTGTGGAACCCATGTTGAGGACGGTTTCGACCATTTTTATATGCAAACACACCATAAGAACGGTGTGAAAACAGATAATCGAGAAGGTAATCTTGAATGCCTGTGTATCAAATGTCATTCGGAAGTGGATGATACCCATCGCCGTAATTTTTCTTCTGCTGCTCAAAAGGTTTTAATAGAAGATTATATGCGCAAGTATCATGGGAAAGAATCTGATTCGCTAATTTCTCGTCTTATGAAAGCGGTGCGTAATCGGCAAGAGCCGCCAACAATAATAGATGATGAACTGCCTTTTTGAGTATACGATTAAATTATCGTTTCTGTACTTTGTCAAAATTATAGTGATTAATGAAACCTATGAAAACTACTGGTGGCAATTGATTCTATATATTTTTTATAATTTAGCAGAGAAATAACTCACAAATACAAACTGTTAATCAAATAAATTTTGTTACCTTTGCCAATAGATAAAGCGTTCTTTTGAATTACTGCAAAACGAGGTGAAATACAGAATTTTGCTGGTTTCTAAATCGTTACCTATTAAGCTGAAATATTTTGCAAGTGCTTGAATTTTAGCGAGAAAGAAAATACGCTATGTCTTCCGCAATGGAAAGTCAGGTTCTTCTTCAGTCCCGCTGTCAGACTCCAACGCTGCAATTCGAGAGAAGTCCACGAACCGTATGTAAATCCCACAAATACGAAATCGTCAGGGTTGCCTCTCTCTCCGAGATATTTCTCTGCCTGCGGAGTAATGTCGAGATATTCCTGCCCGCCGGTTTTCTTCTGCTTGAACACGATTCGCGTGTACTCACCGAACTTTTGCACTTCGCTCCACGTGAGTTTCTGAATGTCGCTTTTACGAAGCCCGGTAAGGCATGAGAAGAGGAACGCGCGTTTCAGGATAGGATAACGGCAAGGAGTAGCGGCCAACAGCCTGACTTCCTCCAGTGTCAGGTAATCCCGTTTTACTTCTGCGGCCTTGAACCCTTCTATGCCACGGAGCGGATTGATAGGAATGATCCGTTCATCGAAAGCCTGATTGATACAGGCCCGCAGTTTATTGAAGTAGGACACTTTGGAGTTTTGCGACAGTCCCTGAAACGTGTCCCTCTCCCTGCGTGGTCCGACACGTTTGTGCGTATCCTTTTCCACATTCTCCAAGAACTCCTTGAATCCCATGATAAACTCCGGCGTAACGTCACGGAATGTGGTTTTGTCGTCACAGTAGACTTCGAGATAACGAAGACAGCTTCTCCAGTTGCCCCAGTTACCTTTTGAATCCGGATTCTTGCGACGCTCTTCCACCATATTGCGGTAATACTCCAAGAAGGGAGTATTCTCCTTGAACTGATGGGTGAACGAGTATTCCCCGTTCTGTATCTCAATCAGACGTTTGGATTTTATCGCTTGTGCAGTAGCCAATGTCTGACGATTCTGTTCTTTCTCTATGGGCGTTTTCGCATCTATCAGGTACAGTTTTAAGTATTCCTTGTGGCGTTTACCATTCCGGTAGATGTCGAGAAACAAACTTATGTTGCCGTTCGATAACTTCTTTTCCCGAAGTTTCACGGGTTCTTTTTGCGTTATAGTCTGCTTTGCCATATCTGTTTTCTATAATTTATTAAATACTTCTTGCTGTTTGTCCCTCCTTTTCGGGGGACAGTTTTTTGTCCCTCGCTGTCCCTCCGGGGGACAATCTGGGGACAAAAATAACGAAAAAATATGTAAATGCACAGAAAACACGAAGAAAAAGAGAAAATGAATTTCTCTTAAAAATAGCTGATATAATGCGTTTTACGGATTTATATTTGCTCTTTCTTGGCTTTTCTTTTCATTCGGTTATTTGCCGATGCAGCATATTAAACTGATTTATTGCCAGTAATTTACAACTTAAAAGATAGAAGGCTCAAAAATTTACTTGTTTTTTCGCCGAAAATTGAAGATTTAACGTTTTTAACCTTAGTTTGTCTTCAAACGGAGGGGAAAAGAGGGAAATCGCCCTTTTAGTCCTTGTAACCCCCGGTTCACAAAGATAAGACATATCGGTGATTATTTCGCCGATTGTGGCAGCAAAATCGTGGATAGGTTCACGGATATTTTAGCTTGTTATTGCAGCCAAAAGAGAAAGTCTGCGAGTATAGTTCGGCTTTGGCGGAGCCGTCTCTTTTCTTCCCTTTTTTAGCTTTACTTTAATGTGCGTATATACGAATACGGAGATAAAGTAAAGTCGTTATTTCTTTTGGCAGCAAAATTCATTCTCTGATATGATGTGTGAATGAGGATTTATTTCTATCTTTGTAATGAATAATATTTTGGTTGTAAATTTGGTTGTTGTGATGATATGAATAATATATTAGCGTTTAATGTCGCCAGTCCGGTCGAGGTTGCATTGCAGATAGCATCGAGAGTTAAAGCAAGGCGGCTTGAACTGGATTTGACACAAGAGGGGTTGGCTACAAGAGCCGGGGTCAAGTTTGCCACATATCGTAGATTTGAGCAGACAGGAGAAATTTCGCTGAGGGGATTGCTTCAGATAGGATTTGCATTAAATGCACTTTCTGAATTTGATGCTCTTTTTGCACAAAGACAATACCAATCATTGGATGATGTACTGAAAGAACAAGGTGCTATCCGTAAAAGAGGGAAGAAAAATGAATAGTATAAAACAAATAGAGGTAATATATGATAATAGACTGGTTGGCAGATTGGCTTTAACCAAAGAGAGTTTATGTGCATTTGAATATTCGGCAGAGTGGCTCAATTCTGGTTTTTCTATATCTCCGTTTGAGTTACCATTGCGCAGTGGGGTATTTATAGCAAAACCTCGTCCGTTTGATGGTGGATTCGGTGTTTTTGACGATTGTTTGCCTGATGGGTGGGGATTGCTAATTCTTGATAGATACCTGCAGCGGAACGGGGTCAATCCACGAACGCTGTCACTACTTGACCGTCTTGCGTTGGTCGGTTCTACTGGACGCGGTGCATTGGAATTTCGTCCAGACAAGAGTGTTGTATCAAAGCAAGAGTACGCAGATTTTGAAAAATTGGCATTGGAGGCGGAACAGATTCTTGATAGCGACAATTATAACGGAGAGGGAATTGAGGAGTTTCAATATAGGGGTGGTTCTCCGGGTGGAGCACGTCCCAAAATCTTTACTCGTTATGACAGTAAGGAGTGGTTGGTGAAGTTCCGGGCAAAGAGAGATTCCAAACAGATTGGTGAGGACGAATACCGTTATTCTCTTCTTGCCAAAAAGTGTGGAATTGAGATGCCGGAAACACGACTTTTCGAGGATAAGTATTTCGGCGTGGAGCGATTTGACCGTACACCGGATGGAAAATTACATGTGGTAAGTGTTGCCGGATTGATAGGTGCTGATTATCGGCTGCCAAGTATCGACTACTTACATGTCTTTAAAGTATGCGCAGCATTGACACATAATGTAGCTGAAATGTGGAAAGTGTATCGTCTTATGGTATTCAACTACTTGATTGATAACAAAGATGACCACGCAAAGAATTTTGCTTTCATCTATTGTGATGGCAATTGGCATTTCGCTCCGGCATTCGACCTGTTGCCAAGTGATGGCATAAATGGCTTCCGTACGACTTCTATCAATGATCGCATTGAACCTACAAAAGAAGATTTATTTGCTGTGATGGTAAAAGTTGGGTTAAATGAAAAGGAGGCAGTGGAAATTTTTGAGGAAATACAAGGTATATTATCAATGACATTTGACCAGAGTTTCTAAATGATCTTGGCTTGATTTAATAATTGTTTATTGGAATCTATTTATATTATAACAAATGAAACATATTTCTATACGTGTTCCTTGGCATGATTCTAATTGGAATGGCCATGTATGCAAGAATCCTGCTTGTAGTACATTTTGTAAGGTTCTCCCAAGAATATCCATGTCGCGGGATACTGCTGATTGCTTGCATGCTTCTGAGGATTGGAGTTTACTTCCACAGCATGAACGTCCCGTTTGTGCAAGCGAAAACGGTGGTTTTATGAATCAGCACTCATATAAACGGGAATTTAAGCACGTGTATGCGGGCAAAGGAGGGCGACATGACGTTTTAAAGCCAACAACAATTGAAATCCCTGCATATTCTGCTTTAGCTATTCCATTTAGATATATGTCTCTTGATTTTCAATCGTGGTTGAGTGATAGGCATCCGGAGTTTCATGATGTGGAAAAATCCCCGTTCAATTCATCGTGGCTATATGGTGCAGAGCGTCAAATCGATATTCTGAAGTGGTTTCGTGGGAATATTGAAGCTAATGAGTCAATCTGTGTCTTTTATTGTAAAAACGGTAATCCTGTAGATGATGAAGGCCGCCGTATGATTGTCGGTATGGGAGAGGTAACCTCTGTGGCATCTATAAAATTATACGATACAGAGGCCGATTACACATATCCTTTATGGGAAATGGTTGTACAACATTCTATAAGGCAGGAATTAAAGGACTCCAAAGGCTTTCTGTTGCCATACAACCAATATCTGGAACTTGATGAGGACTATATTCAAAAGAAGACAGGATTAACAAAAGAGGAAGCCCTTGACGAAATTAAAATCTCTCTTGATAAGCTTGGAAATACAGAACGTATCTTCAATGAACTATCTTACGGTTGTGAATTCATTAGCAATCAATCAATGCTCATCATCCTTGAAAATGCAAGGCGGGCATTGGAGTCCGTTATGAAGCATGGATTAGTGGGAGGCGACTGGCAGTTACAATTACGCTGGATAAATGACAGCATAGCCAAGGTTAAGTCTTCGATTTCGCCATTCCCTTCATTTGCAGAATGCCTCAAAGCGATAGGCGTAAACTATTCATATCTGATAGAACGGGATATTCTGACTGCCGGATGTGGGAAAAAAGACAATCCGTGGAGATACTACAATGACTTAATGGCAGGGAAGCTACCTGTTTCCAATACAGTTTATTTTTCAGAACTACCTGCGTATAAGAAATCTTGGGAGTATCGTTCAGATGAAGGAAAAAGAGTGCTTGAGCTACTTTCCCGATTTGAACTCGATGCAGATATCATAGGGCAATATGCCAACAATGCTGAGACTTATGAAAAACTTTTGACTAATCCCTATATCATAAGCGAAAAATGTGCTCAGGATTACGATAATCGTGTGAACACACAAACTATCGACTTTGGTGTGATTCCTGATGTAGACATTCAAGGTGAAAACATTCCAACGGCACCGTTTGCTGTTCGTACTTTGATAGATGAACGCCGATTACGTTCCATGACTGTTGAACGTCTTTGCTCTGCTCTTGACGATGGAGACACGTTATTATCCATTGCCGAGTTGGAACAACATGTAAGTGATACTCTTTCTGATGCAAATTCTTTATTACCAAACGACTATTTCTTAACCGTCCGAGGTTTTTTCTCTGATGAGTTGGTCTATCTCCCTGACGACAATCCTAAGGCACTACAGCTAAAGGAATACGCAGAAATGGAGCGTTGGTTGAGCAAACGATTATTGGCCAGAGCAAAAAGTTCTGTGCGTAATAAGTTGAACGTTGACTGGGAAACTCGTGCCATGTCATCATCACATTATGACAAAAATAACGAGAATAGCCGTGAAGCAACGAGACAGCAGATTGAAGCGTTGGAGATGATGACGGATAGAAAACTCTCTGTCTTAACAGGTGGTGCCGGTACCGGCAAAACAACCGTAGTAGAGACATTTCTTTCCTGTTCACAAATAAAAAACGAAGGCGTGCTTTTACTTGCCCCTACAGGAAAAGCGAGAGTTCGATTAGGCAAAATGGGTAAGGGTGTTGAAGCCCAAACCGTTGCTCAGTTCCTCGTTCGTCAAGGTTTCTTTGATTGGGATAGAATGTTAGCTATTGACAATCCGAACGGAAGACAGTATGCCAATGCTGCCAATGTGATTATTGACGAATGTTCTATGTTGACAACGCGAGATTTGTATATTCTTTTAAAAGCGTTAGATCTCGCTAAGATTAATCGCCTTATATTGATTGGTGACCCTTGCCAACTTCCTCCGATAGGGGCAGGCAGACCATTTGCTGATTTGTGCTACCGCCTTCAAAACAAGGAAACAGTTCCAGTATTAAATTCAGCAATCACATCGCTAGAAACGGTAGTACGTACAATTACTACTGGCGAATCTGATATTTTAACACTTGCATCATGGTTTAGTAGCAAGAAACCAAAGAAAGGGGCTGATGAAATATTCAATAAGATGGCTACCG